CAGAAGAAGAATGCATCAGCAGAGTTGAGAACAATGATGATAGACAAGAATCAAAAGAAGAACAAATTCAAGTAATAAAAGAATGGTTTAGAAAATACGAAAAACTTAATAGTAAAGAAAGGAGCGCAAATTACGACATGGAACTTAGAAAAGGAAAAAATTTACCGGAAATGGAACTCAGGACGATACTGAGTGAGGATATCGAATACAGGGAAGACAATGACAATCCTATTGTAGGCGGTTATGTGGTCAGATGGGATAAAATGTCTGAAGAAATGTTTGGGTTCAGAGAGAAAGTGTCAAGGGGTGCATTTTTAAAAAGCCTCAATGAAATGCGAGTGCTGTCTTTCTGGAATCACAACAGTGATATGGTTTTAGGCAACACAGAAAATGGGAGTTTAGTTTTGCAGGAAGACGAGAGAGGTTTGAAATTTGATCTGACATTACCCGACACAAGCATTGGCAGAGATGCCAGAGCGCTTATAAAAAGAGGGGATGTCAAAGGTATGTCGTTTGGCTTCAGGACATTAAGAGAGGAATGGGATGAAGCAGATCCCAAAAAGGTAATACGAACGCTGCTTGAAGTCAGACTGTATGAAGTTTCACCGACACCAATGCCGGCATATCCACAAAGTTCGGTTGCCGCCCGATCGATTGAAGATGTCCGGAACAGTTACGAAGAATACCATGCTGAAAAAGTTTCCAGAGAATCAAAACTCAGAAAAAACAAAATTGACATTACTTTTTAGAAAGGAGTAAATCATGACAATCGAAGAGAAAAGATCGCTGCTTGTTGACCTGCATAATAAGGTAGTAGCGATCAACGCAAAAGCAGATCAGGAAAAAAGAAGCCTGACAAAAGAAGAGAATGCTGATTTCGAAAAGATAATCAACGAAGCAGAGTCATTGAAGATTGAAATCGAATCAGACGAAAAGAGATCCGCTAAGCTGCAAGGCTTGAACGAGTATCTCAGCAAACCGACATCAAAACCAGTAGCAGCAATTGGAGCAACCGCACCGCAGCAGAGCGAATTTAGAAACGTAGGCGATTGGTTTTTGAATGGCGGTTATAAGGAACAGCGTACCATGAGCATGGGCGCAATAAACACAGGAGGAATCCTTGTTCCTGAAAAGTTCAGCACTGATCTGTTGTCCATGAAAGGCGAAGGAGAAGTTGTAAGGTCCAGAGCCACAGTAATACCGGCTGGCGATCCTCCAGATTCAAAGCTGACGATCCCTGTGCTTAATCAGTTTGGCGCAAATGGCATCTATGCCGAAATGAATATGCAGTGGATAGGCGAAGGCGGAACAAAAGCAGACAACACACCGGCATTTACCTATGTTGAACTTGAGCCGAAAGAGCTTGGCGGTTCGACAATAGTAACTGACCAGCTGCTAAGAAATGCAGACGCTATGTCAACATGGCTCGGCAAAATGTACAACATGCTTGTCACCGGCAAAAGCGAATATGCATTCCTTAGAGGTTCAGGCGTTGGCGAACCCAGAGGCATAATTGGATGTTTGGCTGAAAAGACCGTAACCAGAAACACGGCATCATCTGTACTGTTTGCAGACGTAAGGTCAATGCTTGCAGGGCTTCCTGCTGACAGTTGGGGCAGCGCTGTTTGGGTAGCCAATCAATCAGTGCTTCCGCAGCTTATAAACCTTGTAGACGGAGCTGGCAACACTCTGTTTATGGTTGGAGACATCACCAAAGGTGTTCCGGCTTCATTGTTTGGACTTCCGATAGTATTTACCGGAAAGACTCCGACACTTGGAACCAAAGGCGACCTGATGCTTTGTGACTTCAGCTATTATCTTATCAAAGATGGCAGCGGACCTTTCATCGCATCTTCAGAGCACGTATATTTTACCACAAACAAAACCGTCATAAAGTGCTTTACAATGGTTGACGGAACACCGTGGCCCAGATCAACATTAACCCTCGAAGACGGGACGACAACGGTATCGCCGTTTGTTGTCTTAGTTTAAGAAAGGAGGACAACAATGAGAAGATTATCTGATTCCGTTAAAGTAGATATCGCAATCGAGCCTAAAGGCGTAACGTCATCCGGAACAACCAGCCCGTATTTTAAGCTGGACAACTATTCCAGAGCGCTGTTTGTATGGAGCGTAACTCCAGAAAATGCTTCAACGTCAGTTACTTTGACATCAACTGGAACGCTTTATCAGGCAAAGGATGCAAGCGCAGCAACTTCAGCAGCCGCAATCACAAGCGGGACTGCAATTGTTAGCGCGGCAACCAAAGCTGTTTATGCAACAATCACACCGTTGACATCTGTTGCGACTGCAACATTGTCCATCACCGCATATGACATTAACGGAGACGCAAAGACTGCACTTGCATTTTACACATCAACTGCAGGCACGGCAGTATCGACAGCAGACAGACAGTTTGCAATTGGCGACACCGCATCCGGTACTGCGGCAATATCGACAGCCGCTACTAACCTCGCAGCATTGCTCAACAACACGACTTATGGTGTGCCTGGATTGTACGCAAGCGCTTCCAGTACCGCTGTAACCGTTAGAGCAATTGAGCCGGGCGAAAATGTATTCACGATCACATCGAGCAACACCACTACTCTTTCCGTAACTATAGGACAGGCAATGGGTATGCTTGAGATCAACGCATCAGCACTTACTCTTTCGAGCGACTTTACACATGTTGCAATTAACGTTGTTAACGATGTGTCTGCAATCACCTCTGCTTTTATACTTAGAGCAGGGCGCAGGGCAGTAGCACCGGTACAGAGGGTTGGCGCACTTACCACTGTAGGAGAATAAACAACTATGATGGGGAGGGTCACTCCTCCCCTGAGTTTTTAGAGGTATGAAATGACGGACACAAGGGAATTTGCAGCTGACGTTCTGGATTATTTAACGGGATTTAAAGACCGTGTAACTGCGGCGGTCAAGGCGATAGACACTGACCATGCATATATCCACGAGGGTATCATGTTCAGCACATACGAACTGCAAACTATTTCAGCTGGAGGAACAAGTAAAATTGCGTTTGTAACACCAGACTCTGGAAGAGGCACATATATCCACTGGCGTCCAAGCCTTGTATCAACATCCGGCGATAAAGTAACCATTACTCTTTATGAGGATACATCCACAGCGACAGGTGGTGCGGCTATGACACTGACCAACAGGGACAGATTAGTGACACGTTCGGCATTTGCAACAGCAAAAAGCGGTGTGACAATAACATCTCAGGGCACGGCAATAGACGCAACATACATCGGCGGTGGGACAAACGTCGGAGGCAACAGAAGCGGTGCAGAAACAGGCGAAAAGAATGAGATCGTCATGAAACAGGGAGCAAATTATTCAGTCAATACATACAATGGCTCCACGGCAGCAGGCACGGTATTTATAAAATTATTATGGTATGAAGAAAGCAATGCATAGGAGGCAAAAATGAAAGATTTCGCACTAGCAGGATATGGACAAAAGGGCGGGCGGTCTATAGTAGGAACAACCTCGGTAACGGCAAACGCAAACGGGTTTTTCTATGCCCTGCAGTTTATCACATCCGCAATTGTGACCGGACAAGTCAATTTAGCAGGCTCAGACAATCCTGGACTGGCTGCAATTACATCCGGATTCACCGCCGGAACCGTAGTTTATGGCAAATATACGTCAATTAAGCTTGGAACAGCAGACTCAGCGGCTATCGGTTACTTTGGAATATAGGGGGCACGATGAACGAAGTACAAATAATTATGCAGTCTGATATGAAAAATGGCAGCATAAAACTACTTTTGAACGGCAAACCACTCGAAAAAGTGTTTGCAATCGACATGAAATACAATGCCAGGACTAATTTACTGGAGTTCAAAGGCCAAAGATTTGCTACAAACAAGTCTGGACAGTACTATGTTGACGAAAAAACAAAGGATACAGCACTGGAAGATATAAACCTGCTGAACCTGTTCAATCCGCACATCATGAACCGTGAACTGGTCAAAGAGCACCAGCAGGCATTGGAAATGTCTATGCTTAACATGTATATGACAAGTTATTTGAACGCAGAGAACCTGATAAAAGAGCGTGGGGTGAGTTAAATGGAACATTACCTGTATAGCGCAGTACAAACCGAAGTAATAAGCCTGGCAGAAGCCAAAATGGCTATAAAAATAGACAGCGACAACTTTGGAGACAACATAACAGTCACCGCAACGGTCTCAGGCGGGTACAAAAGCATAACCGCAACCGCAACCGGCACCGGAATAGACGTATATGGAAAGAAAACACTGGTCAGTTTATGCCCTGTTAGCCTGTCCGCAAGCGCCACTTTGGACGTCAAAATACAGGAATCGCTCGATAACGTGACCTATACAGACTGGTCTGGCGGCTCATTTACGCAGGTAACTACCGCAAATGCCACAACTATACAAGAAAAAGAGTATACGGGCGACTATTCATACATAAGGGCGGCTTATACAGTGGCCACGGCTCAGGCCGACTTTGCGATACAAGTAATTACATCCGAACCGGACAGTGTAGAGGACGACCACATAACAGATTTGATCACAGCCGCACGTGAATATGCCGAAGGAGTGCTTAATAAGGCTATCGGCGAGCAGAAATGGATACTTATGCTTAATGACTTCCCATGGAAGGACTATATCGAGCTTCCATATCCACCACTGGCCTCAGTTTCAAGCGTGGCCTACATCAATGCAAGCGGTACGAGTGCCACAATGTCAGCAAGCGAATCCAATGGGTACATAGTCGACACAGAATCAGAACCAGGCAAGGTATTCCTGGCATATGCCAACACATGGCCGTCGTTTACGGCTTATCCATATAATGCAGTCAGGATATTGTACACTTGCGGCTATACTGCTGCTACTGTGCGCAAGCGGGTCAAGGATGCAATACTCAAAATGATAGGACTATTGCATAATCACAGGGTGACAGGCATACCAAAAGAAGATTTGCAGGCTGTAGACAACTTAATGCAAGGCGTGAGGATAATAAATCATGGCTAATATCGATGCTTACAGATCAAGGATAGGGATATATAAACGGGTCTATACTGCAAATAGTGTGGGCGGATTTGCGCAGACATTGACCGAAATTGCAACTTGTTGGTGCAAAATAACACCGTTAACAGGCCGTGAAAAAATGTTATATGCACAAGTATATCCTACCGCTCAGTACAAAATCACTATGAGATACCGTCCAGATGTAAACACAGAAATGAAACTGTACAGGAATAATAAATACTGGAATATTTTAAGTGTAAATGATGTAGATACTATGCAGGACGAACTTGAAATATTGGCGGAGGAATCGCACAGTGAGCAAGTATAAGACGCATTATCAGAGCAATTTGCCCAGAGTAAAATACGTATTGACCGAACAAGAAACCGAGGCTTTAAAAGCGATCGGCAAGGAATTAGCCAAAGAATTAAGAAAAGTGGTTCCTGTTGCGTCCAAAAGAGCAAAAAAACAAATAGGCTACTGGCTGCACAAAAAAACAAAAA